GCAGCATATCTTGTTGGTATGAACGTCTACTGTGAAGAGGACGATCTCGAGTCTGAGCTTCGTGACTACATGGAAGACGACGATGATGAAGAGGAACCGTTCGATTAATGGAATTATATTCACACCAGCGCGAAGCATTACAGAAGATGCACAACGGCTGTATACTGTGTGGTGATGTAGGAACTGGCAAGAGTTTAACCGCTCTTGCCTATTTCTTTCTTAGTTATGGTGGGAAGATGAAAGTAGATGGAAAAGGACAATTCAGAAAGATGAAGAATCCTAGAGATCTATACATTATCACCACAGCTAAGAAGAGAGACAGTCTTGAATGGGATCAGGAATGCACCTATTTATATTTGACAGCACAAACCAATGTTGTCATAGATTCTTGGAACAACATCAAGAAGTACGAGAAAATACATGGTGCATTCTTCATATTTGACGAACAAAGAGTCGTTGGTTATGGCGCTTGGGTTAAGGCCTTTCTTAAGATTACCAGAAAGAACCAATGGATATTACTAAGTGCAACACCAGGCGACACATGGACTGACTACATTCCTGTCTTTGTTGCAAATGGGTTCTATAAGAACAAGACTGAGTTCTGCGCAATGCATGCGGTATACAGCAGATTCTCTAAGTATCCTAAGATAGAGCGATTCTTAGATGAGGATATTTTAAGGAAACACAGAGACGCGATTCTTGTCACAATGCCATACAAGAAGAGAACTGTTCCCCATCACATCGATATTAAGTGTGAGTACGACAAACAGAAATATCTCAAAGTATGGCGTGATCGTTGGGATCCTTACAAGGACGAACCAATACCACAAGTATCACAATTGTTCTATTGTATGAGGAGAGTAGTAAATGAAGACAAGTCCAGACTTCGTGCCATATCCGAGCTCTTGGGAGAACATCAAAGGGTCATTATCTTCTATAACTTCAACTACGAGCTTTATGGGCTCAGAGATCTATGTGACAGATTGGGAATTGACAGAGCGGAATGGAACGGTGAGAACCATAACAGCATACCAACGTCCGAACGATGGGTATACTTGGTACAGTACTCAGCAGGTTCGGAGGGCTGGAACTGCACCGATACTGATACATTGATATTCTACTCACAGAGTTACTCATACCGTATGACAACTCAGGCTGCTGGTAGAATAGACAGACTCAACACACCATATGAACGCCTGTATTACTATCACTTGAAATCGTACGCACCTATTGACATAGCCATTACTAAGGCTCTTAAGAGTAAGAAGAATTTCAATGAACAGGCATATTTGAAGAAGCGTGGAGCTAGCGTATAGTTCTATGCTTCTTTTCTTTTTCGCGCGCAATTCTTCGCTATATATGGAGAGAGAGAAGGAATATCTACTCTTTTAACTTTTAGCGCATAGGAGAACCAAGATTATGCCAAAACTCGAGAGCCGATACCAGGCTAAACTTATTCGGAAATTGAAAGATCTATTTCCTGGTTGCATGGTATTCAAGATGGATCCTAACTACATTCAGGGAATTCCGGATCTTCTTGTTCTTTATGAAGATCAATGGGCAATGCTTGAAGTTAAGAGATCTGAAGACGAACCACATCGACCTAATCAGGATCACTATGTTGACAAGCTCAATAAGATGAGCTTTTCGTCTTTTATATTTCCGGAGAACGAAGAGGAGGTCTTAGATGATTTGGAACTCACATTCGAAAGACGTTCCAGAAGGAGCACACGCCGCTCTAGGCGCTAGTCAGCACGCATGGCTTAACTATGATACAGAGAAGATGTATGACGCTTGGAGAAGAAGATATTCTCAGGCTATAGGTACACTTTCTCATAGCTATGCGAAAGACTACATTCAATGGGGCCAGAAGGCCAAAGCAGGAGACAAGACAGGTTTGTTTGTTCATCTCCTTAAGAATCATATTCCGGCACAGGCCATCAACATCAATGCCTTGTTCGAAACATGGAAGTTATACGTAAACGACTGTGTTCAGAACAGAATGCGTCCGGAACAGGTTCTATATTTCAGTCCTAATTCGTTTGGTACAGCAGACGCCATCTCATTCAAAAACGATACGCTTAAAGTGTTCGATTTGAAGACTGGTGACAGAGATGCATCCATGGACCAGTTGTACATCTATGCAGCCTTGTTCTGTTTGGAGTATGACTACGCACCTGGAGAGATTGATATTCTCACACGAATCTATCAAAAGGGCGATTACTTTGAAGAACATCCGACTGCAGTGGATATTCTCCCAATCATGGATACGATTAAACGATTTGACAGACTGATTGAAGAATACAAGGAGGCGAGCCGCTATGAGATCTAAGAATGAGAAAGGCAACGGTAAGTATCTCAAACACTACGGTATGCCAAGACGTAGCGGAAGATATCCTTGGGGTTCTGGTAAGAAGCCTCAGAGAAATAAGAACATTTATAACGTTTATAGACAGCTTCACAAAGAAGGCTTTTCTGACAATGAGATTGCTGCACAATGGGACATCTCGGTTAACAGACTTAAGGCCATTAAGTCTATTGGTCGTGATGAGGAACGAAGACTCAGGGTCGAGCGTGCAGAGAAGCTCAAAGCCAAAGGATATTCTAATATGGAAATCGGAAGGCGCATGGGCATTAGAGAGTCTTCAGTCAGATCACTTCTTGATGAAGCAAGAAAAGAAAGAACCAATAAAACCAGAGACACAGCCAATATCGTTAAGAACTTTGTTGACGAACATAAGTACGTTGATATTGGTAAAGGAACTGAGATTGCTCTTGGAATCAAGCCTTCTCGTATGCAGTCTGTCATAGAGCAGCTTAGAGCTGAAGGATATTCTACACATAGTGTGTTCATGAATCAGATGGGTACTAACTATCAGACAGAAATCAAATGCCTTGTAGCTCCTGGCGTTTCTAAGAAAGAACTGTTCGAACACAAATTTGATATTGTTCCAGTATCAGATGTAGTTGTCGATGTTAATGGTTTGAAGATTCCAAAAACAGAGCCAATCAACAATATCGCTGCAAGTCGAGTTGCTGTCAGATATGCAGAAGAAGGTGGCGTAGACAAGGACGGTCTTATTGAGATTCGTCGTGGTTGTGAGGATTTGAATCTTGGTGCTGCAGCATATGCACAGGTTCGAATTGGTGTTGCTGGGACTCACTACGCTAAAGGTATGTGTGTGTATGGCGACGACAAAGACTTCCCACCTGGATGCGATATTTTGGTTAACTCAAAGAAGCATGTTGGAACTCCTATATTTGGTAAAGGTGACGAGACAGTTCTCAAACCTCAGAAAGAAGATCCCAATAATCCGTTTGGTGCTTCAATCAAAGAAGAAGACAAACTGAAAATGGTTCAGAAATACTATATTGATGGTGAAGGCAACAAGAAAGTCTCTGCTTTAAATATAGTTAATGAGGAAGGCAACTGGTCTGATTGGAAAAGATCGCTCTCATCACAGTTCCTATCGAAACAAAGAGTTCAGCTTGCTAAAGAGCAGCTCGATCAAAAATATACTGCTTCTAGAGACGAGTTTGATGAAATATGCAAACTTACGAATCCTACTCTTAAGAGGGTTCTTCTCGAGAAGTTTGCTGATGGCTGTGATGCAGCTGCTGTAGATCTTAAAGGTGCTGCTCTTCCAGGACAAGCATCTCACGTTCTTATTCCAGCTCCATCACTCAAGCCTAATGAAATATATGCTCCAAACTATGAGAATGGTACAAACGTCGTTCTCGTAAGATATCCTCACGCTTCTGTTACCGAAATTCCACAATTAGTTGTAAATAACAATAACAAAGAGTGCAGAAAAATGCTTGGCCTTCATCCTACTGATGCGGTTGCTATAAATCCAGCAGCAGCTCAGCAGATGTCAGGTGCAGATTTCGATGGTGATTCTGCTCTTGTTATTCCAGCTAACAATATAGGCGGAAAAGTAAGAATCAAAGTTGGAAAACAGTTTGAGGGTCTTAAGGGATTTGATACCGATGAATATAAGCTTCCTGTAGATGCTGATGGTAATGCGCTTGAACCCAAAAAGGTTATGTCAGAGCGTATGAAACAGAAGCAAATGGGTATTGTTTCTAATCTGATTACAGATATGACACTTAAGGGTGCTGAAGAAGACCACATGGTCCGAGCAATCAAACATTCTATGGTTGTTATTGATGCGACCAAGCATAAGCTTGATTGGAAGAAATCAGAAATGGATAACGATATTGATGAACTTAAGCGTCTGTATCAGAAACGAATTGATCCTGTAACTGGTGAGGAAAAATATGGCGGTGCTGGTACCATTGTCTCTCGTTCAAAGAGCAAGTTAGAAGTACCTGAACGCAAAGCCATTACTGGTATTGCTAAGTACTATGTTAACGAAGAAGGTAAGGAGATTGGTAATACTGATCCTGAGACTGGAAAGATCATTAATAGGAATACTGGTGATTCCTACATGTATATTTCAGAGAAGATTAGTACTGGTAAGACCAAGAAACTTACAGTCTTCACTGACTATAAGACCGGTGAGCAGTACACTGTAGACCCTGTATCTAAGGAGAGGAGGTATAGATCCCCTGAAGAGGTCGAGGCTAAGGCTAAGATTAAGGGTAGAACACAGTGGACTACCAAGATGGCCGAAGCAGAGGACGCATACACCCTGACCTCTGGTGGATCCAAGGAGAACCCTGGTCATCCTATGGAGGGGGTATATGCTGATTATGCAAATAAACAGAAGGCACTGGCTAACCTAGCCCGTAAGACTTATTTAGAAACACCTCCAATGCGACAGAACAAAGAAGCTCGTGAAAAATATGACGAGGAATACAAGGACCTCACCCGGCAGCTCCTGGTTGCTAAGAGTAACGCCCCCCGGGAGAGGAGGGCTACTATCCTGGCCAATAAGGAGATAGCCGAGCTCAAGGAAAGGGAGCCCGATATCGATGACGAGCATCTTAAAAAAGCCAAAGGAAATGCCATAAACCGGGCGAGACTAGCGGTGGGGGCTAAAAAACAAAAGATAGAAATCAATGATAAGAGTTGGGAGGCTATACAGGCAGGCTGTTTCTCAGACTCTGTATTGCAGGACATCCTGAACAACACAAATATAGATGTTGTTAGACAGTATGCTATGCCAAGACAGGCCAAAAATACAGTTTCTTCTACTAAGAAGGCTAGGATTAAGGCTATGTCAAGCTCTTATACAACAACACAGATTGCAGAAATGCTTGGTGTTTCTACATCAACTGTTTCTGATGTATTAAATGGCAAAGACAAGTAATTTCTTCATTTAACCTCCATTTCAGAAAGGATTGTAAGAATTATGCAAAATGCTACAAACTATTTGTTAACGACAATCGATAATCCTTACAATCCTTTCAAAGATTGGGATTCTTGGTTTGCGTTTGATCAACAAAAAGGTTATCGAACTTGTCAATTGCTTGACAAATTCTACAAAACAAGTGACACAATTTCAGATTCGCTTGATGAATTTCTTTATTCAGAAGCATTGGATACGATTTTAGATTTGTTTCCTTTTTATTGCGTTGTTTCGAAGGAAATGAATATAAAACCTGTTTCAATTGATGAAATGGAGTCAATTTTGGGTATCAAAAGCGAGAATATAACTGTGGAGGGTAACGAAAACACCCCGGAGGGGGTCTAAAATTCTATACCCCCCTTTTGCAT